ATCATTGGCGCTATTGATAAGCTTAAAGAAGAGGCGGCCGAGAGGGTAAAAGAGGACATGAACTACAAGCTCACGGAAGGTATGCCTGAATACCGTCCTGAGCATGAAAGAATGTTGTACTCCTTGGGTCTAGCCGGAGCGGCCTTCAAGAAGGTTTACTACGACCCTTCAATGGGCCGTCAGGCATCTATCTTTATCCCAGCAGAAGATGTGATCATCCCCTACGGTGCTTCCAGTGCCATGACTTCTGAGCGTGTGACTCATATCATGCGTAAGACCAAGAACGACATCCGTAAACTTCAAGTATCGGGTTTCTATGTAGACGAGGATCTTGGCGATCCCCTTCAGTTCTACACTGACGTAGAGAAGAAGAAGGCTGAAGATCAAGGCTACAACCTCTCAGATGATGACCGCTACCAGATCTATGAGATCCACGTAGACTACGACTTACCGGGCTATGAAGATGAAGACGGTATTGCTCTTCCCTACGTTGTTACCCTAGAGCGTGGCACAAGCAAAATCTTGGCTATCCGCCGTAACTGGGACGAAGATGATGAGCACCGTTTAAAGCGCCAGCATTTTGTCCAGTACACCTACGTCCCCGGATTTGGTGCTTATGGCCTTGGTTTGATTCATCTGATCGGTGGATACGCCCGTGCAGGTACATCCTTAATCCGTCAGTTGGTAGACGCAGGTACTCTGTCCAATCTGCCCGGTGGATTGAAGACCCGTGGTCTGCGGATTAAGGATGACGATACCCCAATCAATCCCGGTGAGTTCAGGGATGTGGACGTACCCAGTGGGTCAGTCAAAGAGAACATCATGGCCTTGCCATACAAGGAACCCTCGCAGGTTCTCTTGGCTCTCTTAAACCAGATCACAGATGAAGGCAGAAGGCTCGGATCAATCGCAGATATGAACATCAGCGATATGTCTGCCAACGCCCCTGTAGGTACGACTCTGGCCTTGCTTGAGAGACAACTTAAGACAATGTCTGCGGTTCAGGCTCGTGTTCATTACTCAATGAAGCAAGAGTTTAAACTCCTCAAGTCTATTATTCGGGACTACACCCCAGAGTCTTATGAGTACACACCCGTAGCAGGAACACCACAGGCTAAACGCTCTGACTACGACATGGTGGATGTGATACCCGTATCAGATCCTAACTCAGCAACGATGGCTCAAAGGATCATGCAGTATCAGGCTGTGATCCAGTTGGCTCAAGGCGCTCCTCAGATCTACAACCTACCAGTCCTGCACCGCCAGATGATTGAAGTTCTAGGCATCAAGAACGCAGACAAGTTAGTTCCTATAGATGATGACATGACACCCAGAGATCCTATCTCCGAGAACATGGCATTCCTTACAGGTAAACCAACCAAAGCCTTCATCTATCAGGATCATGATGCACACATCGCCGTACATACATCCATGATGCAAGATCCTATGGTCATGGGTCAGATGGGGCAAAACCCCATGGCTCAACAGATGCAGGCCGCAATCATGGCCCACGTAGCTGAACACATTGCCTTCCAGTACCGCTCCAAGATTGAGCAACGCCTCGGAGCGACCCTACCTAAACCAGACATTGAGATGCCTGAGGAAGTGGAAGTTCAGTTGTCCAAGTTGGTTGCTCAAGCGGCGGCTCAGTTGCTTCAGATCAACAAGAACCAAGCGGCTCAACAACAAGCCCAACAACAGATGCAAGACCCCGTCATGCAGATGCAACAGGCCGAGTTGCAGATCAAGCAACAAGATGCCCAGACCAAAGCTCAGAAGGTTCAGGGAGAGCTTGCCATCAAGCAGGCAGAACTGCAACTCAAAGCTCAGGATATGGCATCCAGACAAGGCGAAGACCCTGCTATGGCCGCACAGCGCCAGCAACAGGAAATTGCCATGGAAGCTATGAAGCACCAAGCTGAAATGCAAAGAGCGCAGGAAGAACATCAGCAGTCTTTGGTTCACAACCAACAGTCGCAGGATCTTCAGGCCAAACAACAACTTCTTCAAATGATGTTAAACGCGAAGAACCAACCGAAAGGTGAATGATGAATCCTCTGCTTGAAAGTTTAAACAAGAAGCTTGATGAACACCTCAAGCAGTTGATTCAGATTGTCAGTGAGGGTGGTGCTAAATCCCACGATCACTACAAAGAACTGTGCGGCAATATCCGAGGTCTGCAAACCGCGCAGTATGAAATTGCTGACCTTGTGCGTAGAACGAAAGAGTATGAAGATGACTGACTTTGATGTTAGTGCGGTGGATCTGAGTGGAGTGCTTAATACCTCCGCAGAAGAGAAAGCCAAACAAGTGCCCGATCCGGCCACTTACCACCTCCTCTGTATGCTTCCCAAAGCAGAAGAAGAGTTCAGCGAAACAGGGATCCTTAAATCTGCAACTGCGATGTACCACGAGGAGCTTCTTTCCCCCGTGTTATTTGTAGCCAAGATTGGCCCCGATGCTTTTGCAGACAAAGCCCGATTCCCTTCTGGCCCGTCCTGTAAGGTGGGAGACTTTGTGTTAGTACGTCCTAACACTGGAACCCGCATGAAGATTCACGGAACGGAGTGGAGACTCATTAATGACGACTCAGTGCAGGCGGTGGTTCAAGACCCCCGTGGCATTCAACGTCCAACTTAAGGAGAAATCATGGCTGAAATTGAAAAGACCGAATTTGAGTTCCCTGATGAGAAAGAAGAGAACCCCCGTAAGGGCGGTGCTGTTGTAGAGCCTGAAGCTGAAATCGAGGTGGTAGACGATACCCCCGAAGAGGACAAGTACAGAACACCTATGGCAGAAGCTCCTCAGGATCCCACGGAGGAAGAGTTAGCAACCTATTCAGAAAGTGTAAAGAATAGGTTTAAACACTTTACCAAGGGTTACCACGAGGAACGCAGAGCCAAGGAAGCCGCTCAACGAGAAAAAGACGAAGCAATTAGGTTTGCCCAGTCTATGGTTGAAGAGAATAAAAAGCTCAAAGGTTCTGTCAATCAGGGACAAACTGTTCTACTGGAGCAGGCTAAGAAAGTTATTACTGGCGAGATTGAAGAGGCTAAACGCCTTTACAAGGAAGCTTATGAGTCTGGAGACGCAGATAAGTTGTTGGATGCTCAGGAAGCACTCACTACCGCTAGGATCCGCGCAGACAAAGTAAATAATTTTAGACCTACCCCTTTACAGGAAGAAGAAACTCCTGTACAAATCGCACAACAGGCTCCACAGCCTGCACCCGTGGACGAAAAACTATCTGCATGGCAAGACCAAAATCGATGGTTTGGTAGTAACAAACGGATGACTTCATACGCCTTAGGGTTGCATGAAGAGCTTGTGGAGAGTGGTGTACGGGTTGGCAGTGACGAATACTATAAACGTATAGACACTGACATCCGCGAAAGATTCCCTGACCAAGTTGGAGCCGGGGAGTCCGTTGATGCGAAACCTCAACGTACCAAATCCAATGTTGTTTCACCTGCAACCCGTAGTACAGCGCCTAAAAAGATCGTACTGACGCAGTCACAGGTGAATATCGCCAAGCGGTTGGGAGTTCCTTTGGAACTGTACGCCCGTAAGGTTGCTGATGAAATGAGGAAATGAAAATGGAAAAATCTGCTCGTACAGGCCGTGACCTGAGTACCCGCGAAGTTATGGAACGTCCAAAACAATGGATGCCTCCAAAACTCCTACCTGATCCTTTACCGGAAGAAGGTTATGCGTTTCGCTGGATTCGGATTTCGTCGCTAGGAAAAGATGATGCCACGAACTATTCCTCAAAGCTTGCTGAGGGCTGGGAACCTGTTAAGGCTACCGATCACCCCGAGATACGTCTGTTCAATGCTTCGGCAACGAAATTCCCGGACAGTATTGAGGTAGGAGGTTTGTTGCTTTGCAAAACCCCAGTAGAGTTTACTGTTCAGCGTGATGCGTACTATCGCCAACAAGCGGAAGCGCAGATGCAGTCGGTAGACAATACTTACATGCGCGAGAATGATCCGAGGATGCCTATGTTTAAAGAACGTAAGTCCACGGTCACTTTCGGAAAAGGTATTTAACTTTTGGAGTCTATAGATGGCATACCCTACCATTGATAAGACGTATGGTTTTAAGCCTGTCAATCGAATTGACGGCCTACCCTACGCCGGAGCGATCCGTCAAATCCCAGTCGCGCCTGCCTACGCAACAGCAATCCTGAACGGTGATACCGTTAAGATAGATACAAACGGCTACATTGTTGCCGCTAGTACTACTAACTCAGGAAACGTTGTTGGTGTTTTGGTTGGTTGTTCTTACATCAACTCTTTGAGCCAGCCTACGTTTAGCCAGTACTATCCTGCGGCGACCTCAACATCTACACAGATGGCTTTTGCCTTCGTTGTGGATGATCCTATGGCGGCTTTCAAAGTTTGCGCCACAGTTGCTGGTTCCACAACTCCTACAGCTTACGCTCGTAGTATTGTTGGTTCTAATGTAGCTTTGGTTGCTAACGTTGGTTCTACCACCACAGGTGACTCGTATTACGGTATTGACGGTTCTTCCGCTAACACCACTAATACGCTTCCCGTTCGCGTGATCGACGTTGTTGCCGATACAGCTACAGGCAATGCCAATGTAGCCGCTACGACTTACTACGAGTTCATCGTTAAGTTCAACACAAATCAGTATAACAATACTGAAGGCATCTAAGGAGCTAAATCATGGCTATTTCACGCGCACAACTACTGAAAGAGTTGCTCCCCGGTCTGAACGCATTGTTTGGTTTGGAGTACGCTAAATACGGCGAAGAGCACAAAGAGATCTACGAAACAGAGACATCTGAGCGTAGCTTTGAAGAAGAGACAAAACTGTCTGGCTTCTCTGCCGCACCGGTCAAAAACGAGGGTTCTGCCATCGCTTATGACAATGCACAGGAAGCATGGACTGCACGTTAC